GTGTAAAAGAGATGCTGAAGGAAATTTATTAGAAATAATTATTAGTGAAAAAATATCTCCATTAACTTTTAATGAGAAGACAAGACTAGAATTGTTTGCAGACGGTGAATATAAAATAGATGAAGATGTAGAATTATATACTCATATATATAAACAAGATGATGATAGTTTTTATGTATGCCAAGAAGTGAATGAAAGAAAAGTACCTAACTCACAAGGTACATATAAAAACGACCAACTACCTTTTCAGTGTTTACGAATGATACGTGTAGCAAGTGAAGACTATGGACGTAGTTATGTAGAAGAATTTATTGGAGACCTTAAATCCCTTGAAGGTTTATCACAAGCACTTGTAGAAAGTGCAGCAGCTTCTAGTAAAGTTGTCTTTATGATTAGACCTAATGCTGTTACTAAAAAAAGAGACTTAGCTCTTACTCGTAATGGTGACATTATTACTGGCTCATCAGATGATGTATCAGTACTACAAACAGATAAACAATATGACTTAAGAATAGTAGCTGACTCAATACAAAACCTTGAAGAGCGTATGTCTTATGCTTTCTTATTACACACTGCTGTACAACGAGATGCTGAAAGAGTTACGGCTGAAGAAATAAGATATATGGCTTCACAATTAGAAACTGCTTTAGGTGGTGTCTACTCATTATTGTCTCAAGAATTTCAATTACCACTTGTGCAATTATTAATGAAACGCATGAGTAAGGCTAAAGAAATTCCAGCATTACCTGATAAGAGTATAAAACCTACTATCATAACTGGCGTAGAAGCTTTAGGTAGAGGAAATGATTTGCAAAAATTAACTGAGTTTGTAGGACAGATTGTTGGATTAGCTCAAGTTACTCCTGAGATTGTACAGACTATTAATCCTTCAGATTTAATTACAAGAATTGCAACTGGTCTAGGAATAGATACAGACGGCTTAATTAAAAGCCAAGAACAAATTCAGCAAGAGCAACAAGCTCAACAAGAACAAATGATGCAACAACAAATGATGCAAGGTGGTATGGACGCTGCGGTGTCTGCTGCTGCTCCAGTAGCAAACAATTTAAGCAAGCCTGAATGACCTCTTGGTTTATCAGTGTTGTAATAAATTTTAATCTACTGACATCACCTGTTGCTTCTCACTATCAATTACAACAATTTAATTCAGAAATATCTTGTCTTAAGTTTGTAGTAAAAAATTATAAAAAAGTTGAGAGTAGTGCTGCTGAATACTTTGGGGAATATGAAATAGAAGGCATAAGATACAGACTCAAAGATATAGAATTGGGCTGTGTTTCTTTAGACCTCGTATAACAAAGGAAAAAACAAATGGTAGAAACCGTAGAAATAAATGAAAATGAAACCACAAGTGAAGCACCTGTAGTAGAGACACCAACAACTGCACAAGCAAAACCTGAATGGCTTCCTGAAAAATTTAATAGCCCTGAAGAAATGGCAAAAGCTTATGGAGAGTTGGAAAATAAATTAGGACAACCTAATCCTGAAACTCCTGAGCCTGTTAAAGAAGATGCTAAATCAGATATGGAGATAGCTGATAAAGCTGTTGAAAGTGCTGGCTTAGACATGGGTACATTACAACAAGAATTTGATACTACTGGCACACTAGCTGAAACAAGTTATGAAGCTTTACAAAAAGCTGGTATTCCAAAAGATTATGTAGACCAATTCATTGCTGGTCAAAATGCTGTAAAGGCTTCACAAGAAGGTGAAGTTAAAGGCTTAGTAGGCGGTGATGAAGGTTATAGTGAAATGACTTCGTGGGCTGGTCAAAATATGACAGCCGAAGAAAAGACTGCTTACAACTCTCAAGTAAATAGTGGAGACTTAGAGACTGTAAAGTTAGCTGTGTTAGGACTTAAAGCCCGATACCAGCAAGCTAACGGAAGTGAGCCTAACCTTGTAAAAGGTAAAGGAACAACACCACAAGCTGATGCTTATAATTCTTGGGCTGAAGTAACTGTGGCTATGAGCGACCCAAGATATTCTAAAGACCCAGCTTATCAGTCTTTAGTTAAATCAAAAATAGCTGCGAGTAGATTATAATATAGTTGTGCGACCTTTTTAGGTGGCAACTGCCAAAACAAATTGAATAATAATACTGACCCTTCTGCGGAAGGACAATCTGTTATTTAATTAGTCAAGATGTAATGGCTTTCAATAAACAAAACAACAATCAACAAAAGGAAAAACTATGGCAAATGCAAGCCCCGTAAGTGTGGGAAAAGTAAATGCTGGTGGCTCTGAAGATGCTTTGTTTCTGAAAGTTTTTGCTGGAGAAGTATTAACTTCTTTTGACAGAGCTTCAGTAACAGACGGTGCGGAAATGGTTAGAAGTATTTCTAACGGAAAATCAGCAACCTTCCCAGTAATGGGTAGAGTTGGTGCTTCGTATCATACGGCTGGCTCAGAAATCACTGGTAGTGACGTGAACCACAACGAAAAGGTTATTACTATTAATGACCTACTACTTAGCTCTGTGTTCTTATCGAACATTGAAGAAGCTAAAAACCATTGGGACGTGAGAAGTGCGTACTCTACTGAAATCGGTAGAGCACTAGCTTTCCAAAAAGATAAACACGTTCTACAAACAATCGGTCAAGCTGCACAAGCTTCAGCTAACGTTAGTGACTCAGGATATGGTGCTGGTACTGTTCTTACAGATACTGGTATTGCTTCTGCAACTGACGCAACTGCTGCTAATGCAATGATTGACTCACTGTTTGATGCTGCTCGTACTATGGATAACAGCTACGTTCCAAAAGAAGGACGTAAATGTTTCATTAGAACAGAAGAGTACTACAAAATGGCTAACGCTACTAACGCTGTAAACATTGACTTCTCAGGCGGAGACAATGGTGGTGTTAAAGAAGGTAAAATAATGAAAGTTGCTGGAATTGAATTAATTCCAACACCTCATTTTGTATCTTCTAACGTTAACTCAGGCGTAGACCAAGGCTCGGCTACTGCTGGCGGCTCAAACCCTCAAGCTGTAGACTTATCTAACTATGTAGCACTGGTATCACATCCGTCTGCTGCTGGTACAGTTAAGCTTATGGATTTGGCTGTTGAGTCAGAATACGACATAAGAAGACAAGGTACGCTAATGGTAGCGAAATATGCTATGGGACATGGCGTACTTCGACCTGAAGCTGCTGTTGGAATTAAAGAAGCGTAAGCTTAATTAATACCACAACAAACTAGTAAGGGCATCAAGATTTATCACTATGCAGACTTGCTCTGCCCTTACTTTTGAGAGAGATATATGACACAAATAATTCCTACTACCGAACTACAAGCTGTAAACATTATGTTGAGTATGATTGGTGAAGCTCCAGTTAATACAATTACAGGTGTTACAAATGTAGATGTATCTGTCGCTAAAAATATTCTTGATGAAACAAGTATGTCAGTACAGTCACAAGGCTGGAACTTTAATACTGTTTACAACAAAGTAGTCACCATTGATGATGACTCTAAAATTCCCCTAGCATCAAACGTTATCCAAGTTGATGCCAACGTAACTAGTTTCCGTTACATGAATATTGTGTTCCGAGACGGTTTTCTTTATGACCTTGATAAAGACACAAATATTTTTACCACAGCTCCTACTATAGACATAGTAACTGTTGAGCCTTTTGAAACAATTCCCGAATATGCAAGACGCTATATTACAGCTCAAGCCGCTAGAAGGTTTGCGGCTCGATTTGTTGGAGCTGGAGACATTGTAAAATTTGCACAACAAGATGAGACTGATGCTTTAATTAATTTACAACAATCAGATTCAAGAAGTGGAGATGTTAATTTACTAGAAGGAGATGCGAACACATTTTCTATAATAAACAGAACACCTAGAAGGACTTACTAATGCCTCTAGTTTCACAAACTATTCCTAATTTTATTAATGGTGTTAGTCAGCAAACCCCTACACAAAGAGGTTTAAATCAAGGCACTACACAAATTAATATGCAGTCTAAAATTGTGGAAGGATTATGTAAACGTCCACCTTTAGAATACATTGCAACTTTAGATAACTCTCAAGTGTTTCCAAATACAAGTTATGTTTGGGAAATACAACGAGATGAAAACAATAAATATTTCTGTGCTTTTTTTAATGGTGGTGTGCGAGTATTTGATTTAAACGGTAATGAGAAAACTGTTTCCTACCCTAATGGTACTTCTTATTTAACTACAACAACACCTAAAGAGATGTTTAGATGTGTTAATGTAGCTGATTTTACTTTTGTAGTTAATAGAAGTAAGACCGTTTTAGCAGACACTACAACTTCTGCTGCTAAAGTAGAAGAGTTTCAAATTTATACAAAAGCTACTAACTTTGGACGTACATATAAAGTTGCTATTAATCATCCTGATATGGCTGATGAATTAGAAGTACAATTTCAAATGCCTTCAGGTAATGATGCTACAACTGATAGTGAATTTAGAGACACAGATAAAATTGCAGACATATTATTATATGGAACTTCAAGCACTGACTGGAACGCTGCTGCGTCACAAATAGGATTTAAAGTAATTAATAAAGCTAGTGGAGCGACACTTTCTACAACGCAAGGTCTAGCAAACTATTCAGGAATTTCTAGTCATTTTACTTTTGAAAAATATTCATCATTAATTTATGGTAAGCCAATAGACGGTGATGCTGGCTATACAGTAACAACTTCAGACGGTGCTGGTAATACTTCTATGTATGTCTTAAGAGACAAAGTACAAGACTTTTCAGCATTGCCTTACTATGCAAAGCCTAATACTATTTTACAAATTACTGGTGATGAAGGTGATACTCTTACAGATTACTACGTAAAATTTGAAAATGACGGAGTGTGGGCTGAGTGTATTGCTCCTTCTACTTCAGTAGGTTTAGACAATTCAACAATGCCACACGCATTAGTAAACAACAATGACGGTACATTTACTTTTAAACAATTAGATTATACTGATAGAGATTGTGGCAACAGTACAACTAACCCTGACCCAAGTTTTGTAAATAGAGCTATACAGAATGTTACTTTCTACAAAAACAGACTAGGCTTTTTATCAGGTGAGAATTTAATATTATCTGAAAATACTTCTTACTTTAATTATTTTGTAACTACTGCAACACAAGTTTTAGATACAGATGTTATAGACATTGCTGCATCAGGAACTACGGTTAATACATTACGTAGCTCAGTTGCTTTTAATGATACGCTGTTACTCTTTTCTGATAATGGACAATATAAATTAGATAGCTCAGGTAACACTGCAATATCTCCTTTAACTGCTATCTTAAATTTAGTATCTAGTTTTGAGCATAATAGAAATGTACGTCCTGTAACGGCTGGTAAGTATGCTTACTTTGCACAAGATAGAAACGACAACACTGCGATAAGAGAATATTATTCAGATGAAGATAGTTTAACTAATGACGGTATTGATATTACTGTTGGTGTACAAGATTTAATTCCTGAAAATGGTTATCAAATAATAAGTAACAATATTGAAGACACCTTGTGTGTGATTGCATCAGATACGGCTGATAGTCAAACAGCTCCTTATACCACAAGCAGTGCTGTAACTACTACACATGGTAATAGAATATATGTATATAAATATTTCTTTGATAATGCAGAGAAAGTACAATCTTCGTGGTCATTTTGGGAATTAGAAGGTGTTAAAATATTAGGTGGTTTAGGTACAGATAGTTTTATTTATTTATTTACTGCGGAAGGTACTAACACAAAATTATATAGAATTGATTTACGTAACCTTAAAATACCTTCTCTTGGTTTTAATATTTATTTAGATAAACGTGCAACAGTGTCAGCTACATATAGTGCAAGCACTGGTAAATCAACTTTTACTTCTCCTTATGGAGCACTAACTAATTTATTAGCAGTAAATGCTACTACAGGAACTAATTTAATTACTGTCAATACTTCAGGCTCAACTTACACTGTTGAAGGCAATCATACTTCATTATATATAGGAACAACTTTTGCCAGTACTTACGAGCTATCTCCACAATTTATTCGTGAAGAAAGCAGTAGAGGGACTATCTCAATCACTAATGGACGTTATCAAATTAAATACATTACATTTGATTTTGTAGACACTGGTTATTTCAGAGTAGAAGTAACTCCTGATAACAGAGATACACTGACTAAACAATTTACTGGATATGTAATTGGTCTTCCAACAACTTTAATTGATAGACCAAGTATAAGTAGTGGTGCATTACGAGTACCAATACAAGCTGAGAATACTAAATTTACACTGCAATTAAAAAATGATTCTCACTTACCAACTTACATTGCAGCAGCAGACATTGAGGGGTTTTACCATACACGTTCAAGGAGAGGTTAATGGAAATAAAAAACCCTAGAGTAAGAGAAGCGAAGTTAAATGATGCTTTGCTTTTACATAAGAATTTAAGAAAAGATGATATAAGAGAAATACGAGCTTCAGATAATGTGTCTCCATTGGAAGCTTTAGTAATGCCTTTCACTTATGAAGGCTCTCAAACATATAGCATTATCCATGATGTTGAAGATGACATTATTGGAATGTTTGGTGTATGCCCAGCTATTAATGATGACACTTTTGGCGTAGCGTGGATGCTTGCCACTGACAATATACAAGTTATCGGCAAAACGTTTTTAAAAGAAAGTCGATACTGGGTAAATGAAATGGGTAAGTCGTATGACTTCCTATATAATTTTATAGATAAACGAAATTGGAAATCTTTAAAGTGGTTACAGTTTTGTGGCTTTGAGCCAAAACAAGAACTTAACTACGGACATGAACAACGTAAATTTTTATTAGTAATGAAGGATATGAAAGATGTGTAGTCCACAATTAGCAATAGCAGCAGTACAAGTAGCTGGAACAGTTATGCAATATCAAGATGATAAATCAGTAGCTCAAACCAAAGCCAATGCTAATGAAACAGCTCGAAGAAATGCTGACAAAGCTTATTTAGAAGACATCTCACGTATTGATATGGAACGTACTATGGCTGACCGAGAAAAACGTAAAGAAGACTTTACAGCAACACAACTTAAAAAGAAAGATGCTGCGGCAGCTTTAAATACTGGGTTTGGTAGTCCCCTCGCTAGTTTACAAAATGCGTTTTTTGATGCAGATGCGTCTATTGCTGCAAATGGTGCTGACTACACAGCAGACTTAGTTAAGATAGGCTGGCAACAAAGAGATGCTTACGGAACATTACAGCGTACTTATGCTGGTCTAGCAACCCCTCGTAACCCAAGTAAAATTGGAGCAGCATTAAAAATTGCTGGTACGGGTGCAGAATACTGGGCTGCAACAGCCGAACCTGATAGCGAAGGAGCTTAAACACAATGGCATACGAATCCAAAATATCTAACAAACGATACGGCACAACTTTTGCTGGCAAAGAAGCTTATGACCTCAACTCTCCATTGGGGGACGTTGTAAAATCTATACAACAAATAACTCCACAATTAAAATTAGCAGCAGCTAAACATAAAGATATTAAAATTACAGAAGCTCAAGAAGCTTATGAAGCTCTTATTAATTCGAATAAAACTCCTGACCAAATAGATGCAGAAATACAGCAAGGTTTACATCCAAAATTAAGTGGTATCTATACTCAAGGTGTTATTCAAAAAAACAGGGGACGTTTTGATGCTGCTAAAACACAGCAGAACATGATTGAACAGCTTGATGAGTTTGACCCATTAACAATGAACTTTGATGCGTGGGCACAAGATTTCATGCCAGTAATAACAGATAAAAGCACAAGCTATAATGAAGGTTTTAGTCACGTCTACGAACAATTTCGTGCAGACCAGCTTATCAGAGAATCTGAAGCTAAGTATAATGATGCTATAAAAAGAAAAACAGAAAATGGAATAGCATTAATGAACACTATTCCTAAAGGAGAAGTAGCTACAAATTATTATCCACTATTAAATAGTCTTAATGAGAAAGTGGTACATGAAGACGGGACTGTAGGAGATATTTATAGTACTCAGGAATTAAATGATATTGCTTATGGACACGCAGTAAATATTGGAAATAGAGCAACAACATCCGAAGAGATTGAGTACGCCATTGATATATTAATTGTTGATAGAGGTAAAGGCAAAGGCGGTAACAATATTGGGTCACTATTAAATACTGAAAACGCTAAAGTTTCACAATTATATGGAGACCTTTTAAGAAAGAAAATTGGTTTACAAGAAAAAGCAAGGTCTGATAAAAAAGTAAAAAAAGAAGAAGACTATAACATTATTCTTGCTAAAAGTTTACTCGCTATACAAGAAGGAACTTATACAGAAATTCAAGAAGAAATGAAAAATGCTGTTATTGGTGTTGACCCTACATTCTTTGGTAATTTTATGCAATTAACTAGTGTTGATTATCGAGGGTCAGCCACAGTTAATCAAAATAAAAGTTTTGAAATGCGTGCTATAAGCGGTGGCTTTAGAGATGCCAATGAAATTTTAGCTATAGGAACACTGGAAGGTATTTCTACTACGTCCATAAAACAAGCACTTGCATACAACGCAGATGCCTTAAAAGCAAGAGCTACTGGAGTACTCCCTATTCAACAAACTAATGTTAATTATGTAAAGCTCTATTCAGAGTTAACTAATATTATTGATATTAATATGATTACTGGTGAGATTAGTGGGCTTGGAATTTTAAATGATGCTGAAGGTGATTTAGTGCGTTACGCAACAGGTTATGTAACGACATCTATTCAAGATGCAGAATTAAAATGGAAAGAACAAGATTTAACAGATGATGAACTAAATATTAAACGTCAAAAATTATCTACAGAATTAAATGATTATATTTATACGAGGTTTGGTAAAGACACACAAGCTAAACAAATGCCACAAATTAGTGAACGCCAAAATCTTGATAGAGAAGAATTTTTCTTAGATGAACTTGGTACTAAAACAAGTTTTGCAGAGATACAAGAAGACCGTAGGACTATACAAAACAATATTGCAGAGCTAGCTGGTCAATTAAATATTAATGACACGTTTGAAAGCAACATGGAAAAACTTCAATCTTTATTTACCAGTGAAAGCAACCAAGATAATTATATTGATTTATTTGAATATGTTCAAAAAATTACAGACAACAATGTTGAAGAAGGTGTGTCAGGTTTTGACACTAATAAAGTTGAAGAATATATTACCACTGGTGTTTATCAGTTATTTAAAGATTTACCTGAAGTTGGTAGACAAATATTAACTGAGTTAGATTTTATAAATGAAAATTCTACTTACCAAGAAATACAAGATGCTGGTGATAGACTTGTAAAATATCTTAAAAATAGAGGTGAAGAATAAATGAGCAGAGAAAATGCCTACGATTTTGATAGCATAACTGACACAACAAACACCACTGTTACTACAGTTTCTAAGCCTGTTAGTGCTTATGAAACGTTTACAAACGCTCAAGCTATGGAAGAATTACAGTCTGAAAGATTTGGTAATATTACTCGTAGATATTATTCCACACAATATTCAGCTTCAACAATTATGGGTAAAAACCCTAATGAGATGACACACGAAGAGCTGCTTAGAACTTTTTATGAAGACCGAGTATGGGCAAACAATAACTCAGGAGCACTTGGTAGTGATTTAGCACAAGTAATGACTATGTCAGAAGAAGAGACCCAAGATTTTGCTTACATATCAAATTTATACCAACAACTTCCTAACTTTTGGAATGATGAAAACAGAGGGTGGCAAGACTGGTTATATGATTATGGGGGTGCACTGTTATTAGACCCTATAAATTTAGTTGGTTTTGGTGTTGGTGGTCAGACGGCAAAAGTTGCTTATAAAGAAGCTGTTAAAAAAAGTTTAAAAGAAGTAGTTAAAAAGAAAGTACAAAAAGATGTTTTAGCAACTGCTATAAACACAGCTAAAAAAGAAGGTATTAAAAAAGCTGTTGTGATAGGTGGTGTAAAAACAGGTTTCTTAAATGGTGTGATTGCTGGTGCGTATGACACTATTTTACAAAGAACAAACGTAGAAGCTGGGCTACAAGAAAACTTTAATTTAAAACGAAGTGCAATTTCAACTGGATTTGGTGTTGGATTAGGGACAATGTTTGGTAGTGTCTTTAGTGGTGTTGGTTTCTATAAAACTTTAAGTGGATTAAACACAAAGAGTTTAAAAGCTTTTGACACATACAGCAAAAACGGAGCTGACATAAATGGTAACGTATTATTTAAAGCAGTAGACAGTATTGTTGAAGGCAGACCAATAATAGATGCCAAGATGAAAGTATCAAGTAAAAGTAAAGCGGATGATTTAATAGATGAAATAAGAGCTGCTAGTGATGACCCTATCCTTCCAACTGACAAACCCCCAATTAAACAAATAAATTATAACACTGCTGGTGGTGGGAATACTAAACAATCTAAAACAGCACGTGATATTATTGAAAATGAAATTGCAAAAGACTTAGAAGATTTAAACAGTCCACAAGCAAGAGAAACTTTAGACGCAGCAGCAGACGTGTTGTTAGTAGACCCTGACCAACTGTGGCGAGTAGTAGAGCAACTTACACAAGCCAATAAAGACACGCCAGTTGCTTTAATTGCTGCTTCTAGAGATATATACAAAAATTTAACACAGTTAATAGAATTGGGTGATGCTCTTAATCGTATTGATTTAGATGATGCTGGTATTACTAAATTGATGACTGAGTTTGATAGAGTACAAGCAGAAGTTTCAAATAAGTTTTTAAAAGTAAAAGACCTTAGAAGTATTATTGCACAAAGTTTAAAAGCAATGGATATAAGTGGTGATAGATTATCACGTGGTTTAGACAGAAACAAATTGGCAGCCGATTTACAAAATATGCTAACTGACCCTAATATGCCTGTTAGTGTTTTAAATAAAATAGACGGTACAGCAGCAGATAAATTAAAATATATGCAGTCTATTGGTAAACTCAATACTCCAGCAAAAGTAGCAGAAGCTCTTGAAAACATGAAGGGCATTGATAAGTGGGATGTTATAAACTCATATATTAACAATAATTTACTGTCTTCACCTGATACAACTTTCTTGAATGTAATGTCAGGATTAGCTAACTCACAATGGAAGCCTTTTGTTATGTTAGTTAAATCAACACAAATGATGCTTAATCCAAAACAAACTAAACAAGCTATTGAAATGGGTGAGCAAGCTTACAAAACTTGGATGTATCAGATGATGTACACAGGAGATGCTATTAAAGCTATGGGAAAATCTTTGTATAGAGGAAATCCAATATTAGACCCACGACAAACTAAATTTGATGCACAAGTAAGACAAGGTGTTATGGAACGCTGGCTAGTTAATCAAGGTGAAACTTGGATTGGAAAAACCAACATTGTAAATAGAAGCGTAAATAAATTTGTAATCAAACCACTAGCAACAACGTTAGGTATGCCAATGCGTGTTGTAGGAGCATCAGATGAGTTTTTAAAAGTTATGATGTTTAAAGGTAGAGCTGGTGCAATGATAGATTCACAAATGCGAAAAACTAAACCTGAAATATATAAAAATAGAGCTGCTTATAAAATAGAATTTAAGAAAATGATGTCTGATTATATAGATGCAGACGGTCGGGCTGTGGACAGTAAATTACGTGGCAGCACTAGTAAAGTTAATGATAGTTTAAGTTATCAAGGTGGTACAGATGAAGCGTTGCAATGGGCTAGAGAAGGTACATATACACAAGCACTAGAAGGTGGTGTTGGTGGTGCAGTGTTAAGTTTTGCTGAAAAACATAAATGGTCAAGAGCATTAGGACTTCACTTTATTTCAACACCAACAAACTTAATCCGTTGGAATTTGCAACATTTTCCATTCTTCGGTAAGTATCAATT